ATCTGATTTAGCGTCTCCAGTTCCTCAGTAGATATAAGAGCAAACATAAGATCAGCAGTGGCTGGGAGACCAAAGGATTCACTTGTATCAGTAAGATCGACATCACTACTACCATAGCCAGAACGAGTCGTCTGAGTAGCGGAGACGATAGGTACGCTAGCCTCAACCGCAAGCCCACGGAGCTCTTCCGCAATCGCTTTAATATAGGAATACGAATTAACATTGCCTAGTTTAGAGTATCGGGATGATGCACAAATATTTAGATAATCTATGTATATTATATCAGGTTTGAATGATTTTTTCAAGGCTAGATCATTTAGTAATGCTCTAAAATGACCTACATGTGCTGATGCTGTAGGATATTCTTTGATAACTAGTTTACCTTGTGTCTTCTTAGCGATGTTAGTTACCTTATTTTCAAACATAATCTTAGGTAATTCAGTAATGTTCTGTATATCACAGTTCAGAAGGTTAGAATCTATCCTCTCGGCAATCTTTTCTTCTGCCATCTCAAGAGTAATATACAAAACGTTCTTACCTTGGAGTAGAACAGAACTAGCACAATGACACATGAACAAAGACTTACCCACACCAGTCCCTGCAAGAGCAACATTGAGAGTCTTGTTAGGAAGACCACCTTTTGTAATCTTGTTGAAGAATTCCAAATCAAAAGGAATCTTTTCTTCTTTTTGATGATAGAATTCGTATCGTTCTTCGTAATCTTCAAGGTAATCGTGACCTATATGATTGTCAAATGAGACTGCTAATGCATCTGATAATATAGATGGTATTGCTCCTGCTGCTCTCTGTTCATCATTACCTTCTGCGATCTTAATTGATGACATTAAAGCAAGATATAATGCTCTTTCTTTACACCATTTTTCAGTTGTATCTAATATCCACTCAAACTCAGATTTATCTGTATCAATATTACCAACAGCTTTTACAATTTCGTTGTGCTGATCATCAGATATATTATCTAATTGACCAATTTCTATGACTAGTGCTTCTTTTGTAGGGATAGCACTATACTCTGTAAAGTATTTAGACACCACCTCGAATAATTTTCTACCAACAAGATCTGCAAAATACTCTGACTTGATAAAAGGCATTGCTTTACGCACATACTCTTCATCAAGTAATAAATTTTTTATAACTAACTGTTCTACTTCGTTCATTTAGGTTGTAACTGAATCATCATACTGAGTGTCACTCTTTTCTGTTCAACTGGTGGAGTGCTAAATTCCAAATAAGATGGGTGTAGTATTATGTCACCTTGATTTAGATATAATGACACAGCACTACCCCATTCGTCAAGACCAGGATTGAATATCTCAAGTAATGTTTTAGCAGGATGATAGTATACATCTGGACTGATGCCCTCTATAAAATGTGTCAGAGTGTAATGACTAGGGAGTGTATTACAATTACCTAAAGTTTCTCCTTTTTCTAATACACATAGTATTGAGTCTGTAATGATGCCTACATGAGTGTCTCCCAGACCAACTCCTTTTACAAACTCTTCTAAAACATCAGTATATTGTTGTGTAATCCATGCTTCCATGTTTGTAAAATTAAGTTTGAATGGAGATGGCATATTAAATTTTTGTTTATCATATAAACTATTCGCCCATTTTGATATTTCACTATCACTTATATTATATTTACGAACAGGACATGCAAATATCTCGTCTATCATGATCCATACTTATATTCTTGACCCGCTGCCCAGTCAAGTTTTTCCATTATTTCTGCTGTGAAGTATTTGTCAGGATCTTTGAGAATAGCAGAAGGATAGACGCTAGAATTGCCAACAACAATACGGTTCCCTTTACGTTCAAAAACTCCATACTTCTCACCCAACTCCAGTAGTCCGTAATATTTGTCAAGTCCCCTTGCATCAAAGTATAATCGTGTATCGACACTTGCATTCTCCTTTGTTAAACGAGACTTTGCTGCCTTAGCTTTGATAATATTTCCGATGACATCTTTACCGTCTTTTTCTTTCTTTTTCGAGAGGTAAATGATCGTACTAGCAGCATACTTAAGACCGCTACCGCCACCCATCTCTTTGGTTGGGATGTAAGCACCGACAACATCGTAGGTGTGATTTGTAACAAGTAGTGGGACATTCGCTTTACCTAGTTTTAATGTAAGAATTCTGAAAATTGCTTTTACAACTTGTGCTCTAGTCATGTCACGAGTATCTTTACCCTCGGCACTGTCTGCTAGTTCTTTAGATGTAGAAAGCATACCCAAAGAGTCTAACACAAACATCATAGGTTTGCGATCTTCTGTCTTCTGCTCAAGATATTTATCTAATATCTGTATTGCTTGAGTTCTAAATTCTTGAACCGTAGTTACAGGAACAAGTATCATACGGTTTCCATCAATACCACGTTCGTCAATCATTTGTTTTGTAACTGCTGCTTCACTTTCAAAGTAAACAACACCCGCATCTGGATTGTCACGTAGATAACTTTGGACTACACCTAGACAAAAGAAAGTTTTACCTGTGCCACTCTCTCCTGCTAGTGCAGTAATTTTATTACTAGGAATACCTTTGTATATTGATCCTGATATTAATGCATTGAAAATATATGATCCAGTATCAACGAAAGATTCAATGTCACCTACGCCACCCTCGTTCATGAGTCCTGCGTAGTCATTGTCAATCTCTTTGACAATGTTTTTTAAAAATGATGTAGTCATGCAAATAAGAAATCTAAAGTTGCTTTTCTCTCTGTCTCCCATCCTATCACAGAAGTGATGATTTGTAAAGGATCAAGGAAAGATTTTTTAAATTGGGCATCACGATCTATCTGCCCTTGAAGTCCCAATTCTTTTGGAAATGTGTTAAGGAAAGATATAACGTTTTCATTTATTTTGTTTGGACGTCTAAGATGTAGATACTTAATTTTCTCACCCTCTTGCACTAGTGGATATTTGTATTCAAGTTTTTTCTTTTCGATATGAAAATTATAAAGCAAAGTTCCACGAACATGTAAAGGGGTGCCCTTTGAATACACGGTTGTTGACGCCTTGTATTTACGTAGTCCATTAACTGACCTCGGAAATGCAATGTCTTCTGGTGGTAAATCTTCAAATGTTTTTCTGAAACTATCTATAAATGATACCAAATCATTTTCTGTTCCGTCCATCATAATTTTGATGGCATCTTTAATAGCATTACGACATGGCATAGGTGTTGAAGACTTAACTGCTTCAATACCCATCATCTTGAGTTTAGGTTCATGATATCTTACACCTTCACTATCCCACACGTTGAGCATGTATCTTTTCTTTGCAGTCCAGATACCAGTAGAAGCAATGTTCTCTCGCTTCATGATCATTTTTTGCTCGTATGCATTTACATATGTGGCCAACGCTTCATAAGAACTAGAAATATATTTTTCAAGTTCCATCTCACACACCTTATTAAGGAAAGAGACGATGCTCGAATCATTTGCCTCTCTCCCCTCGAATACCTTTTCAACCAGATCACCCAGATTGAGGTAAATACTATCAGTATCACTAGCAATGACATAATCTTTTTTCTCCGTTTTCAATATTTTGTTTAGATACGTATTCATCTTGTGTTCTATCCATCGGATAGACACCTGACCAGATAACGTAATCGCTTCAGCATTAATAATATTATAGTATCTAAAATACTGATTGCCAATAGCACCATATGCACTGTTCAATTGAATCTTACGTGCCATTTGAATATTATTATACTTACTTATGCTTTTTTCTAATTCTTTTGTGGGGGTTTTCTCATATTCCTGTTTGGCAAGTATCATCAACTTCTTAGATTGCACACGTTCATCGTATATTTTCTTCATCATCTCTGGTAAGAAACCATGAATGTCTTTACGATACATTGCACCATTAGCACACAGACAAAACTCTTTAGGAACCTCTACCTTCTGCGAGAGGAGTCCATTAACTGTAGCGGATGGATGCCTCTTTTCAACGAGGGTTTCTGGGGAAATATTATATTGCATAATAAGATGAGGATACAGACTGTTAAGGTCAAAACTGACCACCCAATCATACTTTCCTGGTATCGGTTCCTTGACATAAGCTCCTGCATATTTGTCGTCTTTGTCTGATCGTTTGCCTGGTGGAACAACAATACCTTTATCGTTAAGGAAATTGTAGATCAGTGTGTCCCACATTCTTACCTGATAATATACATCTTGCATATTAACCTTAGCGTCATATGCTAGGGCAACAGCAAGTTCTATCAACTTCATCTTATCTTCTAGTCTTGAAACTAGTTCCACGTCGACGATGTTGTAGTCAATAAACTTCTGCCAATCTTTTGTATAAAAATCTTTGAAGTTTTCAAACTCATCATGGGCAACTTTTCTTTGACCTAGTTCTACATTTGCAATGTGATCTAGACGATAAGATTCTTGGTTTGTGTATGTGAATTTTTTATACAAGTCAAGATAATCAATGACATTGATCCCTGACATTCTGTAGAATATTTGTTCGCGTCCTTTTACTTCTATCTCTTCTCTTTTTACATGACCCCATGGTGACATGAGTTTCATTTCTTTCTCACCAAACAATCTTTCAAGACGACCACAAATATATGGCACGTCATATCCATCAACATTCCAACCAGTAAGAATGTCAGGAAAGTTTTGTATCCAATAATCTAAGAAACAACGAAGTAGATGTTGTTCTCCATCACATAATATAAACTCTACATCATCACGTGTATTCTTATAAGGTCTAGTGCCAAATACTTTTAACTTACGAGTTTGATAATCCTGCACTGTGATACTAAGCATCTCCTCAGCACATTCTTTTACATTAGGAAATCCATTCTCACATGCCACCTCAATATCGAGTGACATAATATTCAGTTTCTTAAAATCGTAATCTACTTCGTCAGGAAACTCTTGAGATATAAACTGATACAAATATCTGTCATAACCATGCACCTCAAAGTTTGGAACTTCTTTATACTGGTCAACAAATTGACGTGCTTCACGCACAGACTCAAACCTTACTGGTTTTGCATACCTACCATCAAGTGTTTTCCATCTAGTTTGTTTTTTAGTAACGACAAAAAGAGTTGGAGAGAACTTAAACTTACGTTGAATACGTTGTCCATTTTCGTATCCGATGTAGTGTATGTTGTCTCCAACCAATTGTACGTTGGTGTAAAAACTCATTTAGTAACTATCTCGTATTTCTTTTTCAATTCTTCTGTTGGTGTGACTATTGTAGCAATAGTTTCAGAATAAAGCAATACGTCAGTGTCTGTTGTGTAACGTGGCCATGGTTCTAACGTGCCATCTTCCTTAATTAAATAAGGATCTTGCATATGACAACTAGGTTCTTCATCCATTTGTTCTGCCATGGTGATAAGTTCAATACCACTCTTTAATATTATCAAAGCGATTTGCATAATGTTTCTAATTTGCGTAGGTCTTCTTTGTCCCAGATGTTATTGTCTTGTTTCTCGTAAAGATATACAGGAGCAATAGATTGTAGTTCTGGAATAAATGTTTTGGTAATTAGATTACCAATATACATCCTAGGTTTATATTCGTCAACCCTTATGTTAAAGTAACTAGGACCGTTGAACATAAGATGCTCAAATGTCTGTGTGCCACCTACAAATAATGGGAAGGGTTGTGGTACAAAATTCAGATCATATAGTGGAGTTTCTATGGGTTGATCAAATGATGCGATACCAACTTGACCA